CGACTGGTATCAAGAGTTCGGTGAGACCCGCCAGACCATGAACTTGGAACTGTCCGGTTCTGCTGACCCACGCATCTCCGCTTCCAAAGTAGAGCGTGCAATGCGTATGGCCCTGCGTAACTTCAACGGTGGTCAGTACAGCCGTATCATGGTTCTGTGTGGCACTGATTACTTCGACGCAGTGTACACCAACCCGTTCATCACTGACGCTGTAAAAGTTGCTCAGCTGAACTTGGATCAGATGCTGTTGCTGGGTAAACCGGGAAGCGAAGTTGGTTACGATGCAAACTTCCGTACCCTGACATTCTGGGGTCTGACTTTTGTTGACTGCGGAACTGCTGGTTACGATGCACCGGACGGCAACTGGGTTCAGTACATTGAGGCTGACAAAGCTGTAGTTGTTCCACTGGGTGTTCGTGGTATGTTCAAAACCCACTACGCTCCAGCCAACACCTTCAAGGCTATCAACAAGAAGTCTCAAGGCAGCTACTACGCTGAACGCATCAACGAAGAGGACGACCTGATCATGATCAAGTCGGAACAGAACTTCCTGAACGTACTTATGGTTCCGGGCGCAGTGTTCGACCTCACCAAGTCCTAAGGGATAATCAAAGGGCTGGCTAGTGCTGGCCCTTTGTTGTTTGTGAGGAGTGAATATGAGTGACGAAGAAAAGAAAATGATGATTGCCCTTATGTTGGGTGACATCGAAGGTAGCCCGTACTACCCACTGTTTACAGATGCACAATACGGACAGTTTTTGGCAATGGGTAAAGGTAGTGTAAACTCTGCTGTAGTCTTTGCCGCAATCAGCGCTTCCTTTATCGTAAGCTCTGAATCAACAAGAGAGCAGATTGGTGACTTGTCCATTGCAAGGAGCACAGGTACAAACTACCTTAAAGCCCTTGACTATCTGGTTAAGAATGCCAAATCTCAAATCCCTGCAAACTTGATGCCTTGGGTAGGTGGACTTGGTGAACGTAATAAGCTCCTTGACTTCCGCCTATGCGATAAGAAGCCTCTTGTATGTGATACCCGACCAAAGGCTAGGCCACCATGCTACAGCCCCTCAAGTGATCTTGCAGTAGCACTAAAGGACACAAACCTGAACGTTACTGAGAACACCAAAGACATCCAAACCTTGGAAGTTAGGGTTGACGGACACGATCATGCAATTAGCAACATCGAAACAGGCTTTACAACCTTGGAGATGAGGGTAACAGGTACAGAGACTGACATCGTTGAGTTGAGAGCAGAACTTGGAACTACACAACAAGAAGTGACAGGTACCTCCAGCGAAATGACAGCAGTCAAGCAAAGAGTACTTGATACAGAGAATGTCAATGTCGCACAAGGCGTGTTAATTGATGCTCAGGGTGGATACATCAACACACTCAAATCCGACACCAAGTATGTTGGAGTTGATTACCTTTACGGAGGTGATGATGGGTATTCAAGCTAACCTGAGAGCGATGGTGATTAGGAACTTGGCCCCAGCCCCAAAGGGAAGTGGAGTGGCTTTGCAACTGGTCAAAGAAGTTGAAGGTGTTTATGACCCAGAGACAAGTACAGTAATCCCGGGACGGACTGATGTTTACGAAGGGAGTGGCTTGAGGGTCAACTACAAGACATTCGACTTCACCAATACAGCAATTCAATACGGAGACTTCAAGGTTTACCTTTCCCCAATCTTGATCAATAAACAGGAGACTCCCCCACCACTCACTGGCGATGTAATCGTTATTGGCGGTGAGAGGGCAACTGTGTTGAACATTGAGGCTTGGGATAGCAATGAACTGGCATGTGGCTGGAAGCTGCAAGTGAGGAACTAATGAGTACCTTTGAGGACATCATCAATAAGTGGGTAGAAGAGACACAGGCACGGATCGACAATGTTCTGCAAACGATCATTATCCGAATCGGAACTCAACTCATCACACTCTCACCAATTGACACTGGACACTTCAAAGGTAACTGGCAACTATCGTTTGATGGAAACACTCATGAGATTGATAGAAAGGACACCACTGGTAGTGTAACGCTCCAGTCTCTGTCACTTAAAGCCAACAGCTTCACGGCTGGTCAAGTTGCTTACATCCAGAACCATGTTGAATATGGCTATGACCTTGAGTACGGGAGTTCCCGACAGGCACCAAGTGGTGTAGTAAGGATCACGACATCAGAGGCTATGTTCAGAAGTATCGTTGCAGATGCGATTGCATTGCACGCAGAATAAGGAGGAGATATGAGTCAAGCTCAGGTAAGGGGGCTTTTGAATAAGGCACTTAGCACATACTTGGTTGGGAAAGATTACGTTGCCAAGTGGGATAACGTAGTTGCTCCTCAAACAACAAAGCCAGTGCTTGAAGTGCATCTGATGCCTTCGCTTAATAAGTCCTCATCTCTGAGTGGAGACCTTGAAGAGTTCTTCGGGTTATACCAAATCACTGTAGTGACTAAACTTGGTGAGGGTGACGGAGTATCAGACACGATCATTGGGGACTTGCACAAAGTCTTCAAAGCAAACAAAGAGTTCACCTCAGCCACCGGGTTCAAGGTTCAAGTAACCACTCCAGTGAATGTGGCAGAGGGGAGAACAGAAGGCAGCACGTTCTGGAGGGTTCCATGCTGGTTTGAATACAGAGCAGCAACCTTCACGAAAGATACACCTGCAACAGACAATACTGTCAACTAAAAAGAGGGAATAAATCATGGCTGGAAAACTGCCTAACGGCTCGACATTCGACTTCGCTAAAACTTACGGTACTCCAGTAGTTTTCACAGCGATCAGCAACGCCAACCCGGCTGTTGCCACAACTACCGCTCACACCTTCAAGGTTGGTGACTTTGTAACCATCACAAGTGGTTGGGTTAAAGCAACCGGACGTACATTCCGTGTATCGGCTGTCACTTCTACGACTGGCTTCACTCTGGAAGGTCTGGATACCACTGACAAAACTCGCTACCCAATCGGATCTGGTGCAGGTACAGCCAAGGCTGTTGCCACATGGGTTAACATCCCACAGATCACTGAAGCCGCAAGTTCGGGTGGTGATCAGAACTTCTACACCTTCGGATACTTGGAAGATGACGATGACCGTCAAATCCCAACCTCCAAAAACCCAGTTGTACTGACACTGACTGTAGCGGATGACCCTTCGCAACCGTTCGTACCAGTACTGGAAGAAGCCGACGAATCGAAAACCACTCAGGTGCAACGTCTGAACTTGGTTGGTGGGGATCAGATCCTATACACCTCGATTGCTTCGATCACAAGCACCCCAACACTGACTCGTAACCAACTGATGACTCGTACAATCACACTGGCTGTACAAGCTCGTATCACTCGTTACAAGGCTCCAGTAACCCCATAAGCCTTAAACAGGCTGTTTGATCCAGCCCTCTTTGTTAAATCAGGGAGGGCTTTTTACTTTCTAAGGAGAAATATATCATGGCAAAGTCTTTCAAAATTCAGAACAAACCAACATTCAAAGCCGCTGTAAATGTACCACGAGTTGGTGCAGAGGATCTGGCTGTAACATTTGAGTTCAAAGTTGTACCTCGTGACCAGTTGGGTGCCTTGATGGATAAGTGGCGCGAACAGGCTGTTGCAATGTTTACCAAAGCAAAAGACGAAGAGTGGAACTACGAGACTGTCACCAATGCTGAGATTCAAATGCACAAAGGTCAGGTACTTGACATCGTGGTTGGATGGGGCTTTGAGGATGATTTCAATGAAGAGAACGTAGAGGCACTTTGCTCCTCGTCTGCCTTCGTACTTGATGCAATCACTGAAGTGTATCATGAGGCGTTCCAGCGGGCCAAAGCGGGAAACTAATCAACGTCGCCCACGAACTGTATACTGCTGACACAAGGAAACGAGATGCTGCCCTCTGGGGATTGCAACTTGAAGAACTTCCAAACGAAGATGTAATGGTGTGGGATATCAATTGGGAATCCTTCACAGTATTCAACTCAATGGCAAGCCAGTGGCGTATTGGTGGTATGGGTGACGCGACAGGATTAGACTACAACACAATCCCTGTAGTTGCAAAGATGCTTGGGATTAAGAGTAAGAAAGTCAAGGATATATTCTCCGACATCAGAGTGATGGAGAATGAAGCACTCATCACAATGGGAGAAAACAAAGATGCCAACTCTAGCTGAGTTAGATGTAAGGGTAAACAGTGCCCAAATTGAGAGAGGTACAAAGGCGCTTAATGACCTCGCTGCTGCTGCCAAACGTGCAGCAGAGGCTGCAAAGATTAAGTCCACGGCTGACCTCTCTGGTGATGAGTCTGCTCGAAAGAGTACCAA